CTGCTGGATGTCGAAACCTGTCAGGTGATTATGGAAGAGTTCCCCCAGACCATAGAGGTCTTGGGGGGACCTTTTTGCATAGGGGCTATCGTCGATGGGAAAGTCATGCGCTCATTCGAGCCAATATGGTCTGAAAAAGAGGGCCGAAAGGTCACATGGGTCCAATCGTGGGGATACATATTGCAAGGAGCCGCATATCAGGCCCTAGAAGGCACCTACAAGCCGTTTATTCTTGCCGGGGCATCCAAGGAGCCTGAAACCGATTTAACCGCCCTGTACGTCCCTCAGAGCGAATTAGAGGTAGGTTTGCGCATCCTGGAAGAAAATGCGCCCCTTTATCAGGAAATTAAGTCGGGTAATCGAGAGCCTTCCCGATGTGAGAACTGCGCATACTGTCGCAGAACAAAGAAATTAACCAGTATTAACCACTACAAGGAGGGCTACTATGTCTTTGAATAAAATCATCATCATGGGCCGTTTGGCGCAAGATCCTGAAATCAGACAGGTTTCTTCCGGTTCGAGCGCAGCCAATTTCACACTGGCCGTCGCCCGTGATTTTAAAAATAAGCAAACCAACGAGCGTGAAACGGATTGGATCGATGTGGTCGCTTGGGACAGCAAAGCTGATTTTGCCAAGAATTATTTGAGCAAAGGTCGCAATGTTGTCGCAGAAGGACGCCTTCAGATCCGTAAATGGGAGGACAGCGAAGGGAAGAAACGCACCTCCGCAGAAGTAGTCGCCAGCAACCTTTATTTTGCGGATTCTAAGCAGCAATCAACAGCTGAGTCCACAAACGATATGATCACCGACGACATACCGTTTTAAGGGAGGGATCTCATTTGGAGAGAGATTTCACCTTCCGAAGAGGCGATATTTGCTGGTACCGTGACCCGATGCCGAGTGGCGATAGTTACGTGTTACACGAAACTCGGCCCGCTGTGGTCATATCGTCCGATACATACAACGAAAAATCAGGTACGGTGGTCATCATTCCGATGACGAGGAACACCACTCGCCGTTGTTTTTCCAATCAAATTGATATTGTGATAGACGGCATACGCAGCCGTATTCGCTGCGATCAAGTCCGTGTGACGGATAAATCAACCTTGTTTCCGCCCCATGCGAAGCTGGACGATACAGCCCTGGAAGCGCTGGAGGATGCACTTCTGAATGCATTAGGCTTCAACATGGAGAAAAAATCAACCGCTACCCTGGCGGTGATGTATGATTGTTGACGCTCCGAGACTATCAGCAAGATCTATATAACAAAACAAAGGCAGCGTTCCGAGAAGGAAAGCGCCGGGTATTGGTCTGTGCTCCATGTGGCGCCGGAAAAACAGCCATTGCTGCCGCGATGATGCAGGCTGCCCTGGATGGCAATAGGGAAGGGGAGTGCCTGATGCTGGTCCACCGGCTTGAGCTGATGAACCAGCATATCGAAACTCTGGCCGGGTATGGAGTAGACACCTCCCGTATTCGGATCGCATCCGTTTTTACGGAAGCCCGCCGCCTGGGGAAGCACAAAACCCCTCTTTTGTTAGTTCTGGATGAAAGCCATCTCGCCCGTGCGGCCAGTTGGGAAAAGGTTGTGGAGCATTACAATACATGGACAGTTGGGTTTACGGCCACGCCGGTAAGACTCGATGGTCGCCCGCTTAACCCACCCTTCGAAACGCTTGTTCAAGGCATCACACATAAGGAATTGGAAGCGATAGGGCGGTTGGCACCTTACGACTATTACGCGCCTTGCGAGCTGGATCTATTCCATGTAAAAAAGCGTGCCGGCGACTATGCTGCCAATGAACTGGAAGACTTGGTATGTAACCGCACCATTTATGGCGATGTATTGAAATCCTATCGGAAGTTTGCGGAAGGGAAGAAGGCTATTGCGTTCTGTGTGAGCGTAAGGCACAGCAGGGAAGTGGCTGACATGTTCAATGCGGCCGGAATCCCTGCAGCCAGTTTGGACGGTTCCATGAGCAAAGCGGCTCGGTCAGAGATTATGCGAAAATTCCGTGAAAAAGGGATTCAAATCCTGACCAGCTGCAACATCATTTCGGAAGGGATCAGTGTGGATGAGTGTGAGTGCTGTATGCTGCTCAGACCCACAGATAGCTTGGCTTTGTATATCCAGCAAGCGTGTCGCTGCCTTCGGTATATGGACGGCAAACGGGCTGTTATCTTAGATTTCTGTGGGAACTACTCACGGCATAACCTTCCGAGTTCTAATAGAGAATGGAATATAGTTTCTAATATAAAACCTAATAGAGAGTTTAACCCGGATGGATCTCTCACGCTCCGTGTTTGTGGGTACTGTTTCAAAACCTTCGAAACGGCTCCGAATTGCCCGTTTTGTGGGGAAGAGTATGAGTTGAAGCCACGTGAAATCAAGCAAATGCGTGAGGTGGCGCTGGCTTGTATCGACAAAGAAAAGTTCGAAGCCGAGCAAGCCAGAAAAGCCCGAGTTGCCATAGATATTCGGAATGCCCGGTGTTTCGAAGACCTGCTCCGGATAGAAAAAGTATATGGGTATGGTAGGGGATGGGCCAGAATACGGGCCAGGCTGAGAGGGTACCCATACTAAGACAAGCTATTCCTCCTGAGGATACTGGCGGTACTTGTCGATTAGCAACAAATCATAACCGTATTGGATTACACGATTTCGCCCTTCTTGGTTTAGTTCTAATAGTTTTGGCATGAAACACGAATCAAAACTTTCGATATTCACTTCTTCCGGGAATATCAAGAACCAAGGGGATACGCCGAAGCGCAGATAAAATCTACGTAGCACGTCAGTTTTGAAATTGACAATTGCTCCTGATTCATATTTTTGGATTGCTGATTTTTTCACGCCCAGAATATCGCCTAATTCTTCCTGCGTTAAGTTATTCTGGGCGCGGATTAGTTTAATAATTTCACCTGTTGTTGCCAATGTAAGACCTCCAAGAATTACCACTATTCTAATGATTAATATCTATATTACTATCATGATGTATTAAAAATACGCAAGTACAAATATTTTCCTATCTATAAGCGTATTTTAAATACACCTTTCGTGGAGAGATGCTAAATGTCCAAAAGCGAGCACAGAATCCAGGACGAAGTGCGAAAACTCGTTTCAGAACATTGCAAAGGAGTCATTTTCCGCACCAATGCTGGATCTGCATATGCTGGAGATAAGATTTTCAGCCCGGAATATGGGCAGCACATATTAAAAAATCTCAGACCATATAAAGGGTTGCCGAAAGGCTTTCCCGACTTACTATACATAGGCCCAGGCCAAACGACTATTTTTATTGAGGTTAAAACAGACACAGGTAAATTAAGCAAGGAACAGGAACGTTTCCATGCGATGTTAAACCGCAATGGTTTCCCCGTCTGCGTAGCCCGCTCGGCGAGGGAGGCTGTTGATTTTGTCAATAACAGGGAGGCGTTATCGTGACGATCAACTATGACAAGCTGCAAGATTCTTTAGAGTATATAAAGCGTCTTTGTGAGGACCAACAAAACGGGTGTGCCGGTTGTCCATTGGGAGATAAATATGGCACGTGTAAGTTATCCATTGCTCCTACAGAATGGAGACCCCGTCATCCGAAAACAGATGCTTTTCGGGTACTAGAATAGTTAAAACTACATAGCAGGAGTGATTCAACGTGAAAGTAAACGTTCAGAATATTCCCGAATCGCTCCGCAATCATGCGCTTTGGTGTTGTTGGAAACTGGAGGATCGGAATGGGAAACCCACAAAGGTTCCTTATAATCCGCTCTCTTCCGGGCGTGCGATGTCCAATAACCGGAGCACATTCGGAACCTTTGAGCAAGCCGTTTTCGCCAGAGATATGAAGGGATATGACGGAATTGGCATCGGGATCTTTGATGAAATCTGTGCCATAGACATTGATCACTGTATTCAGGACGGCGTCTTCAGTGAGCTTGCCAAAAAAGTATATTCCATAATGGACAGCTATACCGAAATCAGTCCGTCAGGGGAAGGCTTGCGCATCCTGTTTCGAGCACCTGGTTTTCGGTACGAGAAAGATAAATATTATATCAATCATCAAAAAATAGGTCTGGAAATCTATGTTTCCGGCTTCACAAACAAATACGTTACGGTCACGGGCAATACTGTACATCCATGCGGGATAGAAAACCGCACAGAGGAGTTACAGAAAGTCCTTGACCTTTTTATGTGCCGTGATGTTCCGCAAAATCAGATTTTGACGAAGGAAACTCATCTTCCAGCTGTCAGTCTGAGCGATCAGGAGCTTTGCATGAGGGCAGAAAATGCCAGTAACGGCCACCTGTTTCGAACCCTCATGTCCGGCAATACCATGGGGTACGACGGAGACCACAGCAAAGCGGATTTGGCCCTTTGCAACCTCCTGGCGTTCTATACCAAAGATGCGCACCAAATTGACCGAATCTTTAGAAGTTCCGGACTTATGCGAGAAAAATGGGACCGGAAAACAGGGAGCAGCACCTATGGAGAAATAACCATCCAGTGTGCGTTGAGTCGTGTAATGGGTCAATACAGCCCCCGGCCGGAGCAAGCTATGAATGCGCCTTCTGAACCTATAACAACGGTCGTTCCGAAAGAAGGCGATATCGGTGTCCCGGTCGGACCCCACGATGTGCTTCTGATCCCGACCAAAAATGGGTATGAAAAGTCGGCTCGGAATGCCCTTCGTATCCTCCAGCAAGATCCAACCTTGGCCGACCGGATTTACTACGATTCTTTCCGCTGTACGATTCGTGTCCGGGGGCAGCTGCCATGGCCAAGTGAACCCGGCCCGCGCGACTGGGATAACTCGGACGATTCGATGCTTCGAAACTATGTGGAGAATTATGTGGTGGATATTGCCCATACAAAGGTCAATGACGCCCTTACGGAGGCTGCGAAACATTGCGCCACTGACCCTCTGAGAGACTTCCTGGATGGGTTGGAATGGGACGGCAAGCCCCGCATCGCCACCGCGCTGAATGAGTATCTGGGCGTGGAGCAGTCGGAATGGTCCGCACGGGTTCTGAAACACTGGTTGGTGGGCGCCGTCACGCGAGGGTACGAGCCAGGCTGCAAGCTGGATGAGGTACTGTTGCTCTATGGAGGGCAAGGGGTAGGGAAGAGCACCTTCATCTCCCGATTTTGTCCGGACACTGACTTTTTCCTTGAAAACCTTGCCCGTATTGATGATAAAGATGCCCTGCAGGTGCTCCGCGGGAAATGGGTCGTTGTCTTCGATGAGATGTTAGCCCAGAAACGGAGCGATATGCGTGAACTTTCGAAGTCCTTTCTTGTAAGTCGGGTCGATACGTTCCGGCCCGCTTACGGCCGGAGATTTGAGAATCATAAACGCCGCTGCTGTTTTGCGGCAACAACAAACGAAAAATATATGCTGACCGACCGTACCGGAAACAGGAGGTATCTTCCGGTCACATGCAATAAGAATATGGCCACTAAGAACCATCTGATTTTCGATTATTCCGAAGAGTCCACAAACGAGTTTATGCAGATGGTGGCCGAAGCTGTCTGGATCTACAAGAACGAGGATTACACACTGGCGGTCACAGGCGAGTTTTTGGCGATGCAGAACCAGGAACTTGCTCGGTACTTGGAAGAAGATAGCCGAGAGGGTCTAATTTCGGCGTATTTGGCCCAAACGACCGCAGAGAGGGTTTGTATACCGAAGATCTCTTTTGAGGCGCTAGGAGGCTCTAAAACGCCAAGCAAGCGTGAAGTGAACGAGCTCCATGAGCTGATGCGTGGAATGCCAGGATGGACTCTTTATGATAAAAATGGTGGCCGCGCCCGTTGTGGGGAGTACGGCATCCAAACTTGTTATGTCCGCCGTGTGCAACCGCCACCGCCTAACACCACACTTATGAAAGGGGAGCTTTTATAAATGGCATGGACCACACAACTGGAACGCGCCGCTGCAGATGGCAAATCTATCCCTTCAGGTCTAACGACAGGGGAGATGGCCTTGTATGTAGCTATCCGCGGGTTATATAGCCAGGTAAGAAGTGGCGCGTTGGATAAAGAAACCGCACGTAAGGAAAAGAAACGCTTGATCACTGAGTTTAGCAAAGTGGAAGGGATGCTGAACTCTATGGAACGCTCTCGCAAGGCTTTGGCATGGCTGAATGTAGAGATCGAAGAGGGCGACTGCCCGAAATGCCGTGAACTGAAAAAGATGATCATGCAGTTGGAAAACTGCTTCTGATAGGAGGAAACACCATAATGGAAAGCTACTGCGGAAACTTCCGTTGCGCCAAATATGACGAAACAAACGATTACTATGCGACAGAGCCGAAAGCGACGGAGCTGCTTCTGGAGTTGGAGAAGTTTTCCGATAAAATCTGGGAGCCAGCCTGTGGCGAAGGTCACATGGCCGAAGTGCTCAAAGCGCATGGTTATGAAGTGGTGGCGACCGATCTGATCGACCGGGGCTATGGTAAAGGCGGCGTGGATTTCCTTTCGGTTGTGCCTCGCAATGACGGCTACGACTGCGACATTGTTACGAACCCGCCCTATAAATACGCCCGTGAGTTTGTCCAAAAGGCGCTGGAACTGGTTCAGCCGGGTCGGAAAGTGGCAATGTTTCTGAAACTTCAATTTTTGGAGGGTCAGGCCCGCCGCATTCTGTTCCGTGATAACCCGCCTATGACGGTATACGTCAGCTCCAGTCGACTCCAGTGCGGAAAAAACGGCGTGTTTGAAGGGAGTTCCACTGTGGCCTATGCCTGGTATATCTGGCAGAAGGGTCACATCGGCCCCACTTACATCAAATGGTTTAACTAAGGAGATAAAGTCATGGATTACCTAGATATTATACGAAGAGCTTTTTGGGGGAGTGTGATTGTCTTGGTGTGCTTTATCTGTCTTACAGGCTGAAACTAAAGGAAGGACGTGTAGCGATTGAGCATGACTTTAGGTAGTTTGTTTGACGGCTCAGGCGGGTTTCCGCTGGCCGGCAGTATGTGTGGTTTCAAACCGCTGTGGGCTTCTGAGATAGAACCTTACCCCATCGCTGTGACCCGCAGCCGTTTTCCTGATATGCAGCACTTGGGCGATATCAGCAAGATAGACGGTGGGAAGATCCCGCCGGTGGATATCATCACCTTTGGTTCACCTTGCCAGGATTTATCGGTGGCAGGGAAGAGGGCTGGCCTGAAACATGAGGGCCATGGTGATGAAGAAACGACCAGAAGTGGACTGTTTATGGAAGCCGTCCGAATTATTAAAGAAATGAGGAAAGCTACCGATGACAATTATCCGAGATTCGCACTCTGGGAAAACGTACCGGGTGCCTTCAGCAGCAACAAAGGGGAGGACTTCCGCGTCGTCCTCGAAGAACTTATCAAAATTGTCGAGCCGGATGCCGTTATGCCTGACGTTCCGGAAAAAGGATGGGCATACGCAGACAGTTTCCGGGGAGACGGATGGAGTCTTTCTTACCGAGTTTTTGACACGCAATACTGGCCCCGCACCCCTCAGCGCAGAAAACGTATATACCTTGCAGCAGATTTTGGAGGTCAATGTGCCGGGGAAATACTCTTTGAGCGCGAAGGCTTGCGAGGGGATTATGCGACGGGCCGAGCGCCGTGGGAAGACGTTGCCACCGGAACTGAAAGCGGCATTAGAGGAGACGATCAGGCAGTCACATACGGTGTCGTAACCAAAGGAAACGGAGATTGCTTCCTCTCAAAAGAACGGCATACGTCGTTATCAACAGGAGGTGGACAAGCAGGGCAGGGATATCCATGTGTGATGCAGCCTATCGCCTACGAAAGTCATCCCCAAGAAGGAACGGCTGACACCCCGATTATCTGTATGGCTACCCAACAAGGGGGCGCCGAAATCACAGAGAATGGGGTATGTCCTACCATTACAGCCGCGGCCGGCATGAGTGGGAATAATCAACCGTGGATCTGCTGGCCACAAAAAGCTCACACCCTATCGGCTCGGCATGATGGATCACCACAGCCAGATAAGGGGAATGGCGCCAATATTATCGTCCAGGCCGCGGGTTTCAAGGCTGGCCAAGGTGTAAATGCTCGCAGTATCGGTTATGAAGAGGAACGCACCCCGACAATCGCGGCAGAGGCTGGTGGAAACAGTATCCCATCGGTATGTATCACGGAAGCTCTGCCATTCGACACCACACAGGTCACCAGTCCCCAGAACGGCTGCCATCCGAAATGGGGAGATCCGTGCCATCCACTTGCATCTCAGGCACACGCCCCATCCGTGGTGGCTGCCGTCTATGATGCCAGAGGCAATGGTGATGGCCAGATTGTCAGCACGATCACCGGTGACCATAACGGACATATTTCAGACTATACCGCTGTTGTAGTCGAACCAGCTTACAGTATTCAGGGCAATACTGTGGACCGTGAAGCCAAGCAAAATGGGATGGGGATATCGAAAGATGTTGCCCATACACTGAATGCCACAGACCGCCACGTCACCGCTTTCTCGATGCAGAGCTTTGGTGATTATAAAGAAAGTGACCAAGCCAGCGGATTGAAAGCCAGGGATTATAAGGATGCAACCGATTTGGTCATTGAGCAGAACGGCTTTCAGAACACAGGTCAGGGCTGGTGGAATGACGAGGAAATCGCAGCCACGTTACGGACGCCATGTGGCGGAGATTCGACAAAGGCTAATGTGATTGTCAGCAGGGAAGAGGCATTCGGTGTGGATTGCCGCAACATGAATGAGTACCCAGAACTATACCCTACGCTCCAAGCCAAACCGAACGGTGGCCAATCCCTCAATTTCTCCGGAGCTGTCCGGGTTCGCTATATCGTTCGCCGCCTGACGCCGACCGAGTGTGCAAGGCTGCAAGGCTTTGCAGACCGTTGGGGCGATATTGACTGGAAGGAAGACTTCACTGATGAAGAATACCGTTTCTGGCTGGATATTCGAAACACCCACGCCGCCATCAATGGCAAAATGGTCAAGGATTATACCAAGGCACAAATGTTGAAATGGTATAACAAGCTCGGAACGGACAGCGCAGAATATAAAATGTGGGGAAACGGGCTGGCGCTTCCACCTACATTGTATGTCATGCAGGGGATCTACGATGCGGCGAAAAAGAATACCGCAGCCTAAAAACACCTAATTATATACATTAACGAGCACTGCCTTACTTCGGAAGGTGGAAAAACCACCTCCCTCGACGGCTTTCAGGGGGATACCCCCTATGACCCCTATCCTCGATCCTGGCCACCGCCTACCGGCGGGACCGTATCGAGTTGCTGCGCAACCGGCTTCGCCTCGAAGTAAATGCAAACATACTATTTATTATAGAGTGGTGATGGAACATGAGCGATGATGAGATAATCGTTGTTGATGCTGAGATTATCGAAGACATTCCAGACTATAATGTGGCGGTACCGGTCGTGAATCCGGAAGATCTTCCGGAAGGCGCTGTTTCGGCACCGGACCCTAAGCGATTACGACAAGGTTATTTCCAGAAGGGGGGGAGGGGAGGCCCCGGCCGGAAACGGATCTACCAAACCCCCGAAGAAATGGAAGCCGTCTGTAATGATTATTTTATGAGTCTCCTGGTAGCCGTACATAATCCCACGACCGGTCAGATGGATTACAGCTGGAAGACGGCACCGACCATTCCAGGGTTAGCCCGAGCGTTGGGCATGACTTCTGAAGCTCTCCGCTTATACGGACTCCGTGATGAGTTTGGTGACGTGGTGGAATGGGCCAAGGACGTCATCCGTGAATATCTGGAGACCGGCGTTGTACAGCCAGGGAACCAGTCCGGGAAAATATTCGTGATGAAGAACCTGGGTTATTCCGATACCAAAACCTATACATTCGCCCCGCCTTCCAGATTGGCGGCAGCGCAGTCTCCAGAAGAGATCGCGAAGCTGGTGGATGAAGATATCGTATAAAGGAATTAGGCTCAGTCGTAACAAACTGGGCCTAATGTTACATGATTATTACATTTCTGCCAGAATTATTGACTTTACTAAAGATCGTGAATAAAATGAAGCCATAAAAATACCCCACAAGGTATTATTCCTCTGCATATCCCCTCTTTCGCAAAATCCCTTTTCTTTATTCTGATGTAAGCCAAAGGAAAACCGCCCTGCTGTTCTATCCGGAACAGATACGGGTCTGACTAGTCACGGTATGTGTGCCGGTTCGGACAAACGGAAAGAATTCCTGAGGTTTGCAAATATATTTTTTAGGAGGAAACCATCCTATGAGCAACATCAAAAAGCTGCTCGCTCTGGTCCTCGCTCTGACCATGGTCCTCTCCGTCTCCGCCATCGCTGGCTACACCGTCGCTCCCTACGGCGACGCTGCCAAGGTTGACGAAGACTGCGAGGAAGCCGTCCAGCTGCTGTACAGCCTGGATATCATGAAGGGCGACGACAAGGGCAACTTCAACCCCGAAGCCACCATCACCCGTGCTGAGATGGCTAAGATCATCTACGTCATTCTGAACTATGGCGAGGATGACAAGGCTATCAACTACACCGGCGCCAACATCTTCTCCGATGTTAAGGCTGGCGATTGGTACGAGGGCTACGTCAACTACTGCGCTACCATTAAGCTGGTGCAGGGTCGTGGCGACGGCTCCTTCGCTCCCAACGCCCCCATCACCACCGCTGAGGCTGCCAAGATGCTGCTGACCGCTATCGGTTACTCTGCCGAGAACCGTGGCTACATCGGCGCTGGCTGGGACAAGCAGGTCCTGTCCGATGCTTCCATCATCGGCCTGCTGAATGACTACAACTACAACACCACCGGCTACGCTCCCCGTCAGTGGGTTGCCGTCATGGTCAAGAACGCTCTGACCGAGGCTTACACCTACGGCACCATCGCTCCCGTTATCTTCAACGGTCTGCTGACCGGTACCAACCTGCCCACCGCTTCTTATCAGAAGATGGGCTGGAAGTACTTCGGCCTGTACGCTTGGGAAGGTATCATCACCGCTAACGAGTACGCTGACCTGTACAGCAAGGCTGCCCTGAGCGCTTCCAACACCAAGATCAATGATGGCGAGTATGTCTTCAAGAACTGGACTACCGACCTGACCGAGATCGGTGAATATCGTCGTGGTTGGGCTGTCGAAGACGGTTCCAAGGATCTGGTTGTCTACGCTACCGATGACGGCGTGAACACTGAGTTCTCCTGCGGCGGCGCTGTCACCATCAAGAAGGCCAACATCGACGGCATCAAGCTGGATAGCAAGACTGTCTACTATCAGAACTTCGAGAGCACCAAGGCTTATGAGGCTGACGATTACGTCGCTAAGGGCGATTGGCTGCGCGTTGTTGATAACGACGATGACGGCACTGCTGAGTTCGTCTTTGTCACCGAGTTCACCATGTCTTCCGTCAGCAAGATCACCAGCAGCAAGCTGACTCTGGTTGATGTTTCTGCTACCGAAGACTTTGCCACCGATTCCGAACTGGCTAAGGGCGACATCGTTGTCTACACCTATATCGATGGCACCTATTATGTTGAGGCCGCCAATGAGTTCTCTGGCGAAGTCGACAAGTACGCTTACAAGAACAAGACCCTGACCGTTGATGGTGAGGATTACGATCAGACTGAGATCGATGTCGTTGAGGGTCTGGACTACTACTATGAGCTGGAAGCTGCCCGCAAGGAGACTGAGTACACTTATTATCAGGACTTCTTCGGCAACATCGGTCTGTTTGGCCGTGACAAGGCTGATGCTGGTGAGCTGGTCCTGCTGACCGATGCTTACTATGCTAACGACCGTTACGGCAAGATCGCCGCTGTCGACGCTTATCTGGATGGCGAGATCACCGATACCGACGTTAAGACTTCTTCTTCCACCGATTGGGATCTGTTCATCGACAACACTGGTGTCAGCAATAACAACTGGGGCAAGCTGATCGAGTACGCCGACGATAAGAACGCAAACACCAACGTTGCTCGCTACACCATGGATGATGAAGGTGTTCTGTCCCTGTACACTGCCCAGACCTGGGATTATGACCACAAGGGCAACAAGGACTACGTCGTCTCCGACTATGTCGACATCGAGATGGGCAACAAGGATTGGGAAGCTGGTCAGACCGCTTACACTGGTGAGTATGTCATCAGAACCTATGATGACGACGGCAAGCTGGTTTCTACCACCAAGGAGTCCGTTCAGGTTCAGGCCAACCGCGACACTGTCTTCTACTATGTCTCTTACGCCAACGGTTATCCCGTCGTTGAGACTGTTGTTGGTTACAAGAACAGCTACGACGTGAACAAGGAACTGGCTGGCGAGATCTACGCCACCTACGCTGTTGCTACCAACGTTTCTTCCGAGTACGGCAACCTCGACGGCGATGACATGGACGAGGATGTCTACAAGTACTGGGTTGCTGATGTCATCGTTATCGAGACCAAGTATCCCGTGTTCGCTATGAACAGCGACGTGGTTCTGGGCTATGACGTTGTCAACAAGACCTATGATGACTATGCTGCTCTGGACGTCATCGCTGCCGATGCCACTCTGGACACCCTGCAGGTCATCAACAAGGACGGCGACAAGTACAACAGCTTCAAGCAGGACGGCATTGATGTTCTGGACTTCTACTGGAACACCGAGGATGAGGAAGGCGACTCTTACATCAAGAGCATTCCCGCTGACAAGTATGGCGCTTATGACATCTATGTCGGCACTCTGGGCCGTACTGCCAAGCTGAAGGACTATGTTGTGACCACTGATAACACTGTCCTGTACTACGATGCTGAGACCGTTGTTGTCTACGACATCTACGAGGGTACCCGTTACAACGGCATCACCACCGAGGATGACGATGATGAGACTCTGACCCTGTCCAAGGGCAAGACCTACATCTTCTTTGCTCCCGATAAGGAAGTTGTCTATGCTGTTCTGGTCGACGATGTTCTGACCATGGAACTGTATGACAAGATCGCTGGTGAGGGTAGCGTTACTGCCGATCAGGCTGCCGCCATCGCCGCTCTGCGTGAGTATGCTGCCGCCGCCGCTAAGGCCAACCGCATTGCTGCTGACCACAAGGACGTCGTCGCCGCTCTGGATAAGGAGATCGAGAACGTCAAGGCCGCTAAGACCGCTGACGAGATCGAAGATATCGTGAAGAACGATAACGAAAAGAAGGAGTTCGGCACTGGTATCCAGAACATCTGGGATGCTGCCTATGCCGCTGGTCAGGTTGCTAATGCCGATGCTAAGGCTGAGCTGAATAAGATTGTTGCTGCCATCAATGGCGCCACTGTCTATGTTGATGCCGAAGATTCCATCACCAGCCAGGTTGCTGATGAGGTTGAGGCTATCTACGCCGCTGCCTCTTACGACGTTACCGTTGCTATGGGCAAGTACAACATTCCCAACGACGGCCACGGTGTTGAGATTGCCGAGGCTGATGTGACCATCTGGTACGGCGAGCTGGTTGGTTTCGCCAAGGTGACCGTTCGTATCGCTTACTAATTGATTTTAAATCACCCGATTTAACTTCATAAGAATTGCCCCCGGAGGAAACTCCGGGGGCTTTCTTTATATTGAAACATTTTGAAAAATGTGGTAAAATACGCTCAGATTTGAACGGAAAAGGTGACAGGACATGAGTACGTCAATAAGCACAGTGATTGATGTTCGCTTATTCGGGGCATTGGAATTGGAGAGTGAACAAGGTTGCCTGGTCGAGAGCCGTGGGGACAAACCACGCCTTTTTTTGCTGCTGAAATATTTGTTGTTGGAGCCTCAGCGAGAAGTCGATCAGGAAGAAGTGCTCCAACAAGTATGGAACGATAGGCCGGTGGTCGGCTGCACAGGTAGGGTTCGGTTGCGCCGTTTACGAGAAACGTTGGAATTTCTTCAGCCGGAAGGTGGCAATAGCCTCATAAACTTCCAAGCCGGAAAATACAGCCTTAATCCTGATTACACATTGCGTTTTGACACAGATGTTTTTTTATCACTGCTGAAACAATCGGAAAACTTCTCTTTGACCGATCCGGAAGGTCTGAAGCTCTGCCAGGATGCCCTGGAGTTGTTTCGCGGCCCTCTGTTAGAATATACCAAAAATGCACCTTGGTTGACAGGGTACCGGAATTATTATCTGCGTGAGTTTATCCGCTTGGGTCGTGAAATGCTGAAGCGGATGAGAGCAATGAACGTTACTGAACCGGTGCAGCCGCTTTGTTCCCAAGCACTCATGCTTGTTCCTGAGGACGAAACACTGCATAGAGATATTATTGAGTTTCTGATGGATAACCAGTTGGGGAAGGAATTAATCCAGCACGTGAAGTCGCTGATTTCTACCGATAAAGCCAAGTGGTTGTATGCTGTTCAGGATCCCAAACTGAAAGAAATGACAGGGTGTGAAGAACTATCCGAGGATCCTCATATAGTTCATATCAAGCTTTTTGGTGATGTTGAGCTACGTAACATTTATGGTCATCTCATTGAAAATCGTTCCAGGACGCCGTTTCTTTTACTGAAATATCTACTGATGAATCCCCGGAAAGAAATAACAACGGATGAGATCTTACAGCTGTGGCCACCCATGAGCCCGGACTCTAATCCGCAGGCTACCGTGACGATCCGGCTGACGCGGGCCAGAAGCGCCCTGGAGCCGTTGAAACTGAATAAGAAGACCGGACTTATTAGCTACCACAAAGGCATATACAAGATCAATCCCTCCTATATCCTCAAACGAGACGTTGATGAGTTCGGGGATATCTTGAGTTCGTTGCCATCTTATAACCTGAATGATCCGGAGGGTCTGAAAGCCTGTATGGATGCTCTGGAATTATTCCGAGCCCCCTTGATGGCCTATACCAAAAGCGCCCCCTGGCTGGAGGAGTACCGCAGCCGTTACCGGGATGAGTTCTGCCGTTTGACCGAGGAAACACTGAACCGGATGAAAGCGCTAGGGACCGATGAAGCGCTGCCCTTGCTGACGCAAAGGGCTGTAGACGTTGCGCCAGAGTGTCAGGAACTTCACGAGCCAATCATCCAATATCTCACAGAGCAAAAGAAAGAGTTGGAGATGATCAGATATCTTTCTTCGCTCTCGCGAACCGGAAAAGCAAATTGGATAGGAAAACCCCTCCTCGTCTGATAACAGGAGGGGTTTTGCAGGGTGAAGTATAATCGTAACCAACAGTATTTTGAGTCACCGCTCATATTTTTTTATTTTTTTTATTTTTTTGAAAAAAGTAACTCAATTTGTACCTGTTCGCGTAACCAAAGAATGGTATAATACATGCAAAAAAAGATGGTAGCTTCAAGCTTACCCGTGCCGAGGCTGTGCTCATCGACAAATGTAAGCGCTTACATATTATTTAATAATAAAGTATACCTTTATTTATAAATAGTTCGGGAAACCGAAAAAGGAGGAATTATGATGAAAAAACGTTTTTGGGCGTTGTTCCTTGCGGTCATGATGATCGTCAGCGTCCTGCCCACGACGGCGTTCGCTGCAGACGAAGAGGTAGACAAGAATTTGCAGCCCGATCCACGGTATTACAGTTTTGCAGGTAAAGAATTAGACAAAGACGAGGCAGACAATGCCGACATTACCTTGAGCAAGACTGCGGAGTATATTGGTGATGGGAAATATGAAATCACCTTGTCTGTAGATGCAGGCGCGCAGATTTTACCGAAGCCTACAGAGGTCGTATTTGTGTTAGATGCATCTGGTTCTATGAATTTCTGTACAGATGTAAGTGGGTATGAGTCGCATAGTCACGATGCATGGGGTCAATGTGGTTATAATTCTTCCACCGAAACGTGTAATTTTCTGAAAGAACATAAGCACGTTCACACTTGGGATCGAAACAGCATCGCATATTGTACTCTGACGAGATCCGGCGACAAAGATAGCCGCTGGGATGACGCGACAGCTGCGATTGAGTCTATGAAAGACAAGATCGGCACGGAAAACATTACCTATCGTTATGTCTATTTCAAAAGCGTGCAGAACAACCATGGTGGATGGCCTAATGTTGCTTATGAAGTATCTTCGTATAGTGAGATTTCTCCCGGTGGTGGCACCCCGCTTTATTTAGGTGTTGAAGAGGGTATTGACTGCTTCACAGAAGATCCTATGAGCAATAAAGTTTTGATTATTGTAGCAGACGGAGCAGCGGATAAGGTAGAGGGTAAAGGAACATATCCCAAAAGCATCTGTGATAATTTTAAAGCTATTGCTGGAAACACCATTTATACAGTCGGCTTCACGTTTAGTGACAAGGACTTTAACGACTTGGCCTCTGAAGGTTGTGACTTTACGGCCGGCAATGCAGATGACTTGGAGCTGGCGATGGACACCATCAGTAAAAAGATTTCTGGCATGATCGTTGACCCGATGGGTGATGGCGTTACTTTGGACAACGCCTCCATTGAGATTAATCAGAATCAAGCTGGTATTAATGTCAATGACGGTACCATAAACTGGAGTGACGCAAAGGGCATTTCTGGCAAGGTCACCATGACATATAATGTCACTGTTAATGTCGATGAAGATGAAGATCATCAGGAAATCCCCCTCAACGGTGACGCAAAACTTCATTACACCTATACAGGTGAAAACGGTGATGAAAAAAGTTGCTCGATTAGCTTCCCGGTTCCCGTTGCAGTCATTCAGAAAGAACCCGAGATTTTTAATGTGACCTATTTCTTCGAGAGCGGCACTGAAGGCAAGGCTCTGCCTGCTGCCATTAATGAGTATCTGCCTGCTGTCGGTACTGCTCTGAATGGTGACACTGTCAAACCTGCAACGCCCGAGCAGACTACCTATGAGGCTGTAGACGGCACCTGGACCTTTAATGGTTGGGATTACGACAGCCTGATCGTTGCCGGCGATGATATTGAGTTCGTTGGTACTTGGTCCTTCGAAATTGCCAAGTATGACTACACTGTCGAATACTACTATGACGGTGTGATTGATAGCGCCAAGACCGAAACCCTCTCTGCTGAATACGGTGCGAAAATCAATGAGTATGAGGATAAGAGTGGAAACGAGTTCATGCTTGAAAGTCACACCGCTCCCATCATCATCGGCGCCGAAGCTTCTGAAAACGTCATCGAAGTCTATTATGTCACCGATGTCTGGAATGATGAAAAGGATAAGCTTGAAGGCGGTGACAAGATTCCCGATAAGCATCAGGTTTGCGTCGAGTATGTGAGCAGTGACGCAACGAAGGGAACGGTCACTCCCGCCCTGGATGTCATTACCTTATATGCCGCCACAGGTGCTTATGCCACTGTTGGTGATGTAACTACTTCCGAAGCTACTGCTACTGCTATCGAGGGCAACGGCTTCAAGAACTGGACTGATTACAACAGTGCTGTAATGGAAGGCGAAGACGAAACTCTGTCCGTGCAGACCATCAAAGATGCTGAAGGCGGCGAGACCTATACTTACACTGCCATCTTCAGTGCTGCAACGCAGCCCGGTGTTGTTAAGATCCCCTATTATATCGAGCATTATCAGGAGCAGCTGGACGGCACCTACGTCAAGGCTGAAACTGAGACCAAGTTTGATGTTAAGGATCAGGAAATCACCATTGTCGATGCAGACTATAAGTCTTATGCAAATTATGCCCCCAATAAGACGCATGCCAGCGCAGTATTGAGCGGCAAGGTTGATTATTCTGTCGACCCCACTGGAGGAGATACTCCTGTTGTCACGATGCTGACCCTGAAGCTGTACTATGATCTGGATAAGTACACTGTGACTTTCGTTGACGAGGACGGCACCATTCTGGAGGCTGCTACTGAGTATGCATACGGCACCAAGGCTGCAGATATCGTCAAACCCGCCAATCCCACCAAGGCCGCTGATGCTGATTATACCTACACCTTCTCTGGCTGGACGCCCGCCATTGCTGATGTCACAAACCATGCTACCTACAAAGCTACTTACAGCGCGACTCCCCGTGAGGCGAAGCTGAGTGTTGCAGATAAGGTCCTTAAAACCACTGACGAAATCAATGAAGGCTCTGTAATCGCCTGGAAGATCACTGTTCAGAATGATGGCAATAAGGACGCGCAACTTGTGGCCGGCCTGATTTCTGATACGATCTACTATGGCGACACGGAAAATGGTCCCTGGACTGTTCTGGAAGGTGCTTCCGTGACCTTCCCCGAAACCCTGCCTGTTGTTGAAGCTGGCAAGACTGCTGAAATCGAGGTTACCTGGATCGTTCCCGCCTCTGTTGTCGGCAAGTACATCAAGAACGCCGCCAAGGTCAACGGTGAAGAAGGCAGCAAGGAAACTCCTCCCGCTTATGTTGTCCCCGAGCCCGGTGTCTCCATCACCAAGGTTGCCGATGACACCTCCGTCTATGTTGGCGAAAAGATCACCTACACCATCGTTGTCACCAATACTGGTAATGTGGATCTAACTAATGTGGTTGTCACCGATGACTTCATCAAGGGTGGCGATCAGGATCGTACTTGGACTATCGACAAGCTGACAGTCAAGGAGAGCAAGACCTTTACCTTCGAGTATAAAACAGTCTACGCTGACCGCAACGGTCTGTCGAACGTGGCGATTGCCGATTCCAAAGAGACTGACCCCAAGACCACTGATTCTGTGTACGTGGAAGTGGAAGTGGAACGTGAGTATGATCGTCCCGACCCCAAGCCTGCACTGAACAAGGAAGACCACTACGCTTACATCGTGGGCTATCCCGATGGCTTGGTCCATCCCGAGCGAAACATCACCCGCGCTGAAGTTTCCACCATCTTCTTCCGCATGCTGCTGGATGAGAGCCGTGAAGACTTCTGGTCTCAGGAGAACTGGTTCTCTGATGTTCCCGCTGATCAGTGGTACAACAACGCCGTGTCCACTCTGTCCAATGCCGGTCTGATCACCGGTTATCCCGATGGCAGCTTCAAGCCCAACGCCAACATCACCCGCGCTGAGTTCGCTACCATCGCCATCCGCTTCTTCCTGGAAGAGGATGTGGAGATCACCGAGAATAACCTGACTGACATCAAGGGCCATTGGGCTGAGGCAAACATCAATCTGGCTTATGCTCTGAACCTGATCAATGGTTATCCCGATAACACCTTCCGTCCTGACCAGAAGATCACCCGTGCTGAGGCTATGACCATCGTCAACCGCGTCCTGGAACGCCATCCTCACGAGGATCACCTGCTGGAAGATATGATCGAATGGCCGGATAACATGGATACTGACGCTTGGTACTATGCCGACGTTCAGGAAGCCACCAACTCTCACGAGTTCTATAAGACTGAGATCAAGGGCGAGGATGAGGAATACGAGGTCTGGACCGAGCTGCTGCCCGTCCGTGACTGGGCCGCTCTGGAACGTGAGTGGTCTCAGGCCAACTCCTCCAAGAACCCTGGTGAGGTGGTTGATATCAATATCAACACTCCTGAAGCCGGAAACAACGGCACTCTGAAACTCAATTAAACCTTATGAAAAGGCCGCCCAAAAGGGCGGCCTTTTTTTGTACTCCTATTATATAATAAGCGGTTTTTTTCATAAAATACTTGACCTTCGATATTGAAAACCCCGAATATTCGTGCTATTCTCATTTTGTATTTTAGCGCAAAGTAGCAGAGTTTCCAAACTGGAAGTCGACGGAGGATGATCATGCAGCAGTCAAACACCAATTATGATCTCACTGGACGGCTTTTTGGCGCGCTGAAAGCCGAGGAACTGGTGGACGGTGTCAATTCCAAAGCTCGATGGCGGTGCACCTGTGCGTGCGGCCAAGAGAAGATCGTATCCTATCGCAATCTCGTATACGGTAAGACAAAATCCTGTGGCTGTGTACGTGCTGCAAAAGCGATTAAAGACCTGACAGGCAAGCGGTTCGGTCGTTTGGTCGCACAAGAACGGCTTCCTGACAAACGGGACGGCTCTTACCTCTGGCGGTGCCTGTGTGATTGCGGCGGAGTGGCTTTTATCACAGCAGTTGCGTTAACAAAAGGGCAGGCCAAAAGTTGCGGCTGCCTAGCAATAGAGGCAAAACGTGCGCGTGCTTCCGACTTAAAAGGGAAGCGCTTTGGCCGACTCACCGCGATCGAGCCGACCGAAAGCCGCAGCGAGAACGGTGGCGTCATCTGGCGGTGTCTGTGCGACTGTGGAACGGAAAGTTTCCAAATAGCGTCTGTCCTGTGTAACGGTGGAGTAACCAGCTGCGGTTGTAAGCATAAGGAAAACGATTCGCTGCAGCGTTCGTTAGATTATATAGACGGCACATGCGTTCAGTTCCTTCAACAAACAGGTAAGATTCGATCTGATAGTACCAGTGGTGTCCGTGGTGTATCCCTGCATAAAGGGAAATGGCGTGCGCGGATAACCTTTAAAAAGGAAACCTATTATCTCGGCGAATATGATGATATTGAAAAGGCGATTAAGGCCCGAAAGAAAGCAGAAGGCCTTCTGTTCGGTGAGTTTCTTGATTGGTATAACGCTACTTTCCCAAATAAGGAAAAAGAAGACGGTCAGAGCACCGTAGTTAACACCAAAAGCACAAACTGAATATTTTTTCACGAACCTGCTCGTGCCACTTCGTCGCTGCACGGATTACAGGCGACAATTCCATGTACTGATAAACTTATGTTAATAATGTCACATCTATCACAAGACCCAGCTCTTTGGCTGGGTCTTTTTTAGCGTAATTATTAAATTTCTTTGAACGAAAAAACGCTAAATATAACCGTTCGTGTAACCGCGCAGTGCTATAATGGTAAAAGAACGGGGGTATTATGCCCTTTTTGCATCAAAAGGATGCATCGCGATACATTTTTATTCCAAAGAAACAAACTTTTTCCGCCAGGCGGAAAAGAGAACAGGAGCAAACAATTACATGAAAGCACTGAAAACCGTCTGGAATGTGATCACCACCGTTTTGGTCACGTTAGTCGTCGTTCTGGCTATCCTGCTGGTGGGCGTTCGTGTGGTAGGCCTGACCCCCTATGTGGTACTGTCCGGTTCCATGGAGCCTACGTATCATACCGGCTCTCTGATCTATGTAAAAAAGGTAGATCCCTTTGCCATTGAAGCAGGAGACCCGATTACCTTCATGCTCTCGGAAGATACTATCGCAACCCATCGAGTGGTTGGCGTAGTTCCTGATGAGAACGACAGCACCGTCATTCGGTTTCGCACCAAAGGCGATGCTAATGAAGCTGAGGATGGCACCCTGATCCATTATAAAAATGTCATCGGTTCGCCTGTGTTCTCCATTCCTTACTTAGGTTTTGTAAGTAACTACATCACCAATCCTCCCGGCATGTATATCGGCTTCACTGTGCTGGGTTTGATTATCCTGATGCTCTTTGCTCCCGATCTTCTGAAGGCCGCCGACGCTGCCGACAAAAAGGCTGAGGAAAAGAAGAAGGGAAGTCACGAAGCCGAATAACCTCCGCATCCCTTAATCCCCGGTGTTACCCGAAAGGGTTCACATAAAATCCCATGATTCCCTGCGCTGTCATCGCGAGCCGTCGCAGACGGCGTGGCGATCCGCATCTTCAAAGAAACGGATTCCAGCGTCGCTTCGCTCCTCGGAATGACAAAAACAAGTCTTCAATTCAAAATTTTTGATAACCGAAAGGAGAAAAACGAAATGAAGAAGAAAACAATCGCACTGCTGCTGGTCCTGATGATGATCTTTGGCGTCACCTGCGGCGGCACCATCGCCTACCTGACCTCCACCACTGACACCATCACCAATACCTTTACCGTTGGTAATGTCACCATCACTCTGGATGAGGTTCTGGTTACCGCTTACGGTGAAAAAGGTAAGGAAGTTATCAAAACTGTTGATGGTAAAGAGGTTACCACTATTGAGAAACTGGCTGAGGGTGACAAGGAAACTCGCGTAACTTCTAACGAATACAAATTGATCCCCGGTCATACCTACACTAAGGATCCTACCATCCATGTGGATACCAACTCTGAGAACTGCTGGCTGTTCGTCAAGGTTGTTGATGAAATCGCCGATATCCAGGATACTACTACTGTTGCGGCTCAGATGGCATCTAATGGTTGGACTGCAGTTTCTGGTGAGACTAATGTCTATGCTTACAAGAAAATTGTTGAGGCTGGTGAGGATGCTCCTATTTTTGCCAACTTCAAGATTAAGGGCGATGCTGCTGTTGATAAGTATACTGGTAAGACAATCTCTATCATTGCTTACGCTATCCAGGCTGACAGCTTTGATACTGCTGCTGATGCTTGGACTGCTGCTCCCTCCAACTGGACCAAGTAACAATCAGCTACCCGTTTTATTTGATTCGCAAAAATCTAACATAAAACACTTCTGAAA